TGTGCTTATGTGATTTGTGTCTGTATCCTCAAGGCGAAGAACAGCACTTGCTTTTGCAATATGTAAGGCATCTTGAGGCGAACTCGTCCCAATGCCTACGTTGCCCGATGAGTTGATGGTTAAACGGTCAGCAGTATTATAAAAATGTAAGTCACTACTGCTTGGTTTCTGATACATATACCAATTGTCAGTATTAAAGCCTACTTCACCCTGAGATGCAGTTGTTCTTTCTGCTTTTATATATGAATTTCCAGATGCAGCTTTGAGGTGAATACCTTGTGACGGACTTGCAGTCCCAATGCCCAAGCTCTCCGCACTCGCATCCCAGAAGAACTTTGGTGTCGTGCCTGTGGAATCGTACAGTGACAGGTCGCCGTTGGAGGCAATTTCCATGCGGTTAGTTGGAGTAGAGCCAATTTCGCCTTCAAAAACTAACTTATCACTAAAGCCTACTGCTGTAGTTCCTGTTCCATCTCTATAACGTCTAAACCAACCTTTAGGTGTACCTACTGTTTCTGAAACAATAAAACTAGAAGTTGTGTTGGCTCCTGCGATGCCTAAGTTAGAAACTTCAACCGCAGTGTCAGCCGTTTGATTTTTTGTAAAAGTACCTTCGCCATCCACAGTCAGCCCATCAGCCGTCACAGTGCCTTGGACATCCAGATTACCCGTCATAGTATCGCCAGACTTAGAAACTTTAGAAGCAATATTGTTAGCAGTGGTAGTAGCAAAGTTAGGGTCATCACCTAATGCTGCTGCTAGTTCGTTTAATGTGTCTAGTGTGCCAGGAGCAGAATCTACAAGGTTAGCTACTGCGGTATCTGCATAGCCTGTGTAATAACTACCGTGCTGCCCGTCTAGTGTATCTGCATCTACGTTAAGAGCATCAATATCAGCTTTGGTTTGGTCAGCTGTAGCGCCTGCTTCTACACCATCTAGTTTAGTACCATCTGTAGCTACATCTCTGCCATCTACAGTACCAGTAACTGTAATATTGCCTGTAACATCAATACCTGCAGCAAAGTCTACGTTAGCGTCAAACTGCCCACCAGTAACTTTAGATACTGTGTCAGCTAGAGTAAAAGCCTTAAATACTACAATGTTAATCTCGTCACTGAGTGCAGCACCTGCAGTAAGCGTTACTGTGTTACCACCAGATACAGAGTAGTCTTGGCTGTTGCCCTCAAGAACAATACCATTCATGAAGACAATAATGTTATCTTCAAAGAAGGCTAACTGATTGCTGTTATCATCATTACCAGTAAATACTGTCTGACCAGCTGTAGCTGTGAAGTAGAAGTAATCAATAGATCTACTACCAAGGTTCTCAATATCAGTAGCAGAAGTAGTAATAAATACCTCTTGTTCACCCGATAAATTGAGTAAGGAACCTGTTGAGCTTTCCTCTAACGAGCGAGACATTGTAGTGCCACTGTGTGTATATACACCTGTGCCTACTTCCCAGTCATTAGTATCTACAATAGTGTATCTAACGGAGTTGCCATCAAGGATACCACCATCAGAGAAAGTCTGGAAACTCTCTACTGCAGAGCCAAGCGTAATTGTGCCAGTACCCGTAGTAGTAGATATAACCTTTACACGGTTAGCAAACTTAATCGTCATGGATAGCTATCCTTGTGGTGTTTAGGCGATACGAATTACAGCTGTAGCAGCTGCAGCAGCAGGAAACTCAATAGTCAAGTCACCAGCTGTAGCACTAACAGTGCCACCAAAGTCAATAACTGCTACCGCTTTATTGCCCTGCGTTGAGTTGTAGATAATACAACCCGCTGTGGAAATAGTTACGTTACCAAATACTTCATCAGTAAAGTCAACAATAGCTGTACTGCCGTCAAGAGTAATAGTAGCACCGTCTAGAGCCTGACCACCAGCTGTGTAGTTTGTACCTACAGCTTCGTCTGTATTACCTGTAACATCAGAGTAGTTAGTTGTAGCAGCACCGTAAGTACCTGACATGGAAGTCTTAATAAGAGCTAATTTTAGTACATCTGTATCCAGATCATGAACACCCCCAAGAAGCTCTTGCTTGAAGCTGTTGCACATTGCAGTTGTGATAGCCATCTTGTGATGTCCCTTTATGTGTGAAGAAAGCACAAAGGGGCCAGCGTGTAGCCAGCCCCAATGTTAAGCCTATTAAGCAGCGTTATAACGTGCAGTTACAAGTGCTTCTGGGCGGAGAATCTTGCGCCCATAGAGATGCATACCGCGAACAATGTCAGCGAATGAATCTGGGTCACGGTAGTTCTCTACCTTGTTGATCTGCTCAGCTGATGCTACTGCATCGTCTTGACCAGCTACGATAACACCGTAGTTGTCATCCTGACCAGTTGTACCAGAAGTACCTGCGCCAGTACCAGCTGCTGGAAGGTTGTTGGAAATGTATACACGGAAGCCGTGGATGTTGTTCATTACCAAGCCATTCATCAAGCCGGAACCACCGAAGTCTGCGTTCAACAGGCGTGAGTCTTCGTCTTTCAGAAGCTCTACAAACACTGGGTCTACACAGATCCAGCGACCACGTGAGTCAACATTTGCTACGTCCATCTGACGTGCCATACGTGAGATGAGCTGCAAAGGTGAAGCAGTAGTTGCGGAGAACGAAGTCGCACCAGGCAAACGTGGAGCCAGTGGGATGGAGTCACCTGTACCACCGGAGTCGGCAGTTGTGATGTTGTTCATGTCACCGATAGTCAGGTGGTTTGCTGTGAGCAATTCACCAGTCAAGTTACCAGCTGTGTCGTGCTGTGCATCGCCAGAGGTAGAAGTGATAAGAACACCAGCAGTGGTGTGACCTGACATGTAAGACAAAACGTCTGCGTCCATTGAGTCAGCCATCTTATACGCTGCACGGTCAGCAGCAAGGCTAACGTAGTCAACGTTTGAGAACTGGTCTTCGATGTCGTCCATCTTGAACGCGAAGTAGTTGGCTTTGTCGATTGTCAGAGAGAAGTCTTCATCATTCAACTTCTCAACAGAGATAGCTGTGTGACGCTGAAGAGCGTTTACAGTTACATCTGGTTCTTTCTGGATGCGAACCACATCGCCTTGGTTGGCGATCTCACCAAAGTAAGAGTTGTTTGTGATTGCGTTGGTTACAGCTGCCTTACGAAGGGCAATCTGTGCTTGTTTGGAGTAGATAATCGGGGAAAAGTTCCCGTTAAATCCACCGCTTGCGGAAGTAATAGCCATAGTAATTTCTCCTTATAGATATGGCGTGAGGATTTACACTGCATACCCACTAAAGAGGCTCTTCGTATTAGGGTGGTCAGCTAAGTTCGTAGGATGGCCGTCCTTTGAACGCTGGGCCTATAGTCTGAGGTAGTTCTTTGATGTGGCTAGTGCTTTATGAAAAGCATGTACAGGCAGTTAATGCCTGACACTGTACATACCTATAGTTGTATCCATCTCTCTTAAGATGTCAACTATTTCTTTGACAAATCGTAAATAAATTTGCCGTTACGTTGAGCTTCCATAATTTCGTCTGCTCGTTTCTCGTATTCCTTGATAGTCATCTTAGCTACTTGGGATTCACGCAGGTAGCTAGAACTATCATTTGGCTCTGGTGCAGCAGCACGTTTACTCTTAACTGAGCTTGCTGCGCCCTTGTCTGAACTGTTGGTACGCTTTGTTACAATACCAGTGTCAGCCTTGTAAAGATCAATAACGCGAGATACAGATTTAGCATCGTCTGTATTCTCATACAAGGCATCCTGTACCCACTTAGGTTGCTTCTCTGCCCATGTATGAAAGGCATCATCTTCACGGATGGACACAAAGTCAGGGTGCATCTGTGTTAACTCTGCTTCAGCTTTCTCACGTCTTGCTGTAGAGCGTAACTCTTCGATCTCTTTCAAACGTCCGTCTAGTTCAGATGCACGTTCATTAGCTTTCTTATCAGCAATAGCTTCAACAATACCAGCAACATCTGGATACTTCTTAGCCCAAGCTTCTACCTCATCTTCTGACTTAGGTAATACAAGTTCATTCTTAGTAGCTGCATCCAGTTGAGCTTGGAGTTTATCGAGCTGTGATTGAAAAGCCTTTTCCTTTTCCTGCGTGTGGCGGCGAAGGTCACCATACCGTTTCTTGAAGTTCTTCTCCTCACCACTTAGCTCAGAATCATCTTCTTGTGCTTCAGCTTGAGGTTCTTCTTCTTGTTGGGTACTACTCTCTGCCTGAACTGTGCGCTCGACAGGCTCTGAGCTACTGGATTCCTCTTCAACAGTTTCTTCTTCTGTTTCATCTGTCTCGCCACGTGCTTGCTTTAGCAGTGCCTCTAGTTCTTCTTCATCACGCTTAACACGTGCTACGTTTCGTTGGTGTGAAGCTGATGTAGTTTGGATCAACTTCTTTTCAATCTCTTGAGGCGCTGAAATCATGTTATACTCCTTTATGATGGGGCCAGCCGTAGCTGGGTAGCCTTATAGTTATTGGATAGTTTGTAGTTATTTCTTCTTCTTGCGTTTCTTCTTAGATGCTAGGCCACCGTCCTTCATGCCAAACTGACCACCTGCACCTGGTGTAGCACCTGCCGCTTTAGCTGCTTTATCACCTGCAGACATAGTACTAGATGGTGCAGAGCTGCGTCCAAGTTCCGCAATGCTATAGCCAGAGTCATCAGATACCTGTTGGATATTAGCTGAGCGCTGACGTGCCAACTCTGCTTGTCTAGCTGCAGCTTCTTCTTTCTCACGCTTAACTCTAGCGGTACTGCTCATAGAAGCAATTCTAGCATCTAGCTCAGCCTGCTGTTTCTTCTGTTGTTCCTTACGGGCCTGTGCCGCTGCAGAAACTGCGTTCTCCATCTGAGTTACAACCTCAGGGGTGATGCCTGTGTAGGGAGAGTCTGGTTCTACAGGCTCCGGTGTTGGAGTGTAACCAGCTGCAACGGGTTCTATTGCGCCTAGAGGGGCTACTTCACCTGGCTCGTATTCACCCTCTAAGTTGCTACTCAACTTCACAATCTCTAGTGGCCTTTTCTTAGCCTCTTCAAGTGCTGCAGCTTCTTCTTCAGATTCGGGGAAGAACTCATCCTTCAGAGCACCAAACACACGACTGATAAGACCTGGCTTCTCTTCCTTGGATGCTTTAAGCAAACCTTCTAGTACAGCTTTATCTGCTACAGAAGTACCTTCGTCATTAATCCTGCGTTCCAGCTCATTCTCTAAACTTCTAGCACTAGCCATAGCAGCACCTTTGATGAAGAGACCTAAGATAGGATTTACTGCGCTTGCTGCGGTAGCAATCAAGTTCATCTTAGGAGACTTCTGTTCTTCTAACATATCTGCAAGCTCTTCAGTAGTAAGCTCCTTGTAGTTGATAGCCTTAGCTATAGGTGGTGGCGGGGGTGAGTCATCACTACTACTTGTTACAACTTGAGGGGTGGGTTGCTCTTCTGTTATGTCTTCTTCAGTAGTTTCGCTAGTTACAAGAGAATACCCTGGAGGAATGTTTGTCTGAGGCTTACCATCAATATGTGTGATGTAGATGGTGTGACCACTCTCATTCTTATATGCTCGTACCTCTACCATAGGGGTGCTACCAGAGCCGCCATACCCTGAGCTAATACCTTCAATGCCTAAGCCCAGCGCACCCATCTCATCGTAACCTTCGTCACCGGGTGAAAGAGCATAGCCACCTGCCGCCATCTCCATAGGTTGACCGTCATCCACAACCTCTAGCTCAGAGATGTCAAACATCATGTCATCTTCTGGTTCAATGACTTCCATGCCATCTACAGGCTCACCACCAATGCGACCATTCTCTTCCATATCTTGGTAGCCGAACTTAGCTTTAGCACGTAAGTCTTCAAAGTACTTAACGCCATAGTAGCGTACTACGTCAGCAGGTACAACATATTCACCTTCACTCAGTTGTGCAGGGATGTCATCACGTACTTCTTCTGGCATAGAACCTAGTGGAACTTCGTTGCCGGACACAGGATCAACACCCTGAGTGTTATCGGGTACAGAGTCTAAGTCTAGTGTACCACCTTCTGCGAAGGCCATTTCCATCTGTTTATCCATTTACTTTGTCCCTCAAGTACTTTAGTTGTCTCAGCGCTTTGATAGCACCCTGATGCCTGTACAACTCTGCAGTATCAGAGATGTTCTCCATGCTCTTATGCGTGTATGAGATGCGCTCTTCTAACTCAGAAACAAACGCATCCCAAGAAGCTTTATCGTTTACGAAGCTCTTAAGCGACATTACCGCTGAACCCTTGTTCGCCCGGTGTAGGCGCTGTGCCAATGCCTATCTGAGAGCCACCACCTCCTGAGGTGTCCTGTACGCCCTGTGGAGCCTGTCCTTCTGGCGCTGGGCTACCTTGGGGTGCGGGAACGCCTCCCGGCCCTGCAGGGGGCTGTGCGGGAGCCTGAAAGCCTTTTAGGATCTCAGCTTGGATAGCAGCATCACTCATTGAGTTAGTAACCTTGTCTGGGTCAAGATCCATAGACTTAGCAATCTCACGAATGATGTAGTCCATCTTAGCAAAGGGAGC